TAGCTATCTCTAACATTTTAAATTTATTTTTTATCCTCGATATCATAAAACATTTTATCAGAATCTTCAGTTACCCAGTCGTCTCCTTCTACGTCCCAGTATGTTGTTTGCACCTTATAGTCTGGCCAATCGTTTTCTGTTGTGTAGCTGTTAACATGCCAAATGATTCTGTTATTTGGCTGAGCTGCATAATTACCATTTTTCAACGCTAATATGTGTGCACACTTGTGCTCTTGCGGTATTTCAGAATGTTCCGTATTAAGTATATTAGTCTCTGGATGCGCCCAGTCAATAGTAAATAAGTATTGACCTTTGTAAAATTTTTTATCTTTACCTAGATATTTTCCATCTATACCAGCCAACCAATCAAAACAATGCACGCTAGGATAATAACTAAAACAATTCCACAGCTGTAATTGGTCTGCCGACATATCCGGCACATCGGCTCTAGAAAACTCTTTTTGAAAAAACGCTGATATAGGCAAACGCCAAAAGCACGCACCGTTGGGTAGCATGATGTTAAATAAGAGTGCACGACCTGATATAGAGCTAATACCAAAGATAACGCATTCACGACTGTCTTTCTTATATTTTTCATCCATGTCATAGAGATACTCCCTTCTTATTTTACAATAAATTGGCGGTATATTAGCATTTAAGTAAGACATAGTACATAATTATTTTTTATCAAAAAATATACTTGTTGTAAATCTATAACTTGTTCCTAATATGTTTTGAGATTTAATTGTGTGAGGTATTTCTCCATCAAAAATTATTAATCTATTTGGAGTATAAGGACTAGAAAATAAAATATCTTTTTTATTATCTTTATAGAATACAGTTTCTCCACCCCATTCTGGATTCCATGTTATATTAGAATAATGCAAAGCAACAACTTGATTAGGATGAACATGGACAAAATTGACATCCATTGGTTTTGTTAAATTTACTATACATTTATTATTATAATTATTTATTCCTATATTTTTATCTTTTAATTTATCTAACACAGGTTCTAATAGTTTAGTTTTCTGTATATCTAAAAGATTATATTCAGCGTGTATATTAGGAAAAGCTCTATGTTGTAATTCATCGCTATCTTCCCAACCTATTTTAAAATTAGAATTCATAATTAAATTAAATAAATTACTAGATTCATGAGCGGTTAAAAGATTATCATAAGTTTCTATCATTATTTTATTTCACCCCAATTAGGACCAGACTCATAATCAACTTTGTTAGGTACTTCCAAGTCAACCGCATTTTCCATTATGTCTTTTATTTTATTAGCTTGTTCTTCTGATTCAATAGAAAAATCTAATTCATCATGTATTTGTATATGACCTATTAAACCTTCCTTATATAGTTCTACCATTGCTTTCTTAGTCATGTCAGCTGCGCTACCTTGAATTAATTTATTTAAAGCTTTGTATGTAAAAGCTCTACGTGTAGCGTTTTGATGCCAGTAGTTTCGTTTTGGTTTACCATCTTTATCTTTTACAACATTACCTTCAAAGTCTTTTATGTGTGGTCCCATCTCTTGAAGTTCTAACATACGTTCATGATCTTCAGGTGGTACGTATGTTCCCCAGTCTGCTCCACGTAATACTGGTTCGTATTTAGGAAATCTGCAACGTCTACCTAATAAAGTTTTGATCTGTCCTCTAGCTTCTGAAGCTTTCATAACTTTGTTCATTAACTGTTTAACGAAAGGTGCTTCACTGTGATATTTTGTAAATAGTTCTTCTGATTTTTCTTTTGATACTCCAAGTTCTCCTTGTAGTTTTGCTTTACCCATACCATAAAACAAACCTAAGTTAATTGTCTTTGCTTGTGATCTTGGAATCTTAGCCATCTCTGCAACAATTTTGTGAAAGTCTGTTGATGGATCTGTCTCGTATGAATCTGCAATTTTATTTACAGATGGTAAAGAAAATTTTAAAGCATAGTGTGCAACAAGTCTTGGTTCCTGTTGCGAGTAATCAAATGTTCCCCACTTACAACCTTCTTCAGGTATAAATAAACTTCTAAGTAAAGGCCCTGTTTCCGGATCCCTGGCAGGTATTTGCTGTAGGTTTGGATTCGAATAACTAAATCGTCCTGTAACTGTACCACCATCATCAGATCTTATTTGGTTTATATCTGCATGGATTCTACCATTGTGTTCGTGTTTTAAAATAGTATCTATGAATGTAGTTCTAACCTTGTTTATTTTTCTTGCTTCTGCTATCATGTTAACTACAGGATTAGCATGATTAGAAATAAAATTTTTAGTAAATGAAGGAGAGTTTGTCTTTTCAGTTCGGGTATAAGGTAGCTTCAGTTTGTCAAAAACTTTCGCAATACTTGCTGCAGCCCATATCTGAGTATCTACTCCTGTTTCTATTTTTACTTGTTGCAATAAGTTTTCTTCTTTTACTGCCAGTGCTGTTTTCAATTGATTGGCTTTCTCGATATCTACCCGAACACCTAGGTGGCGCATATCAACTAAACAAGGAAAGAGATCAGTCTCAAGATTAAATATATCCTGTAGGTTATCTTCTATAATTACTTTTTTTAATTTGTGCCAAAGTCTTAAAGTTAGTTCAGCATCTTTTTCAGCATAACCCCCAACTTCCATTGCAGGCATTCTCCACATATCTGCTTTTGGATCGAGTCCTCTTTCTTTTGCAGCTTGATTTAATCTTGCTTCACTCTTACCTTCACCAAGGTGATGCCAAGACAAAGTATTCAATGTATATGAAAATCTATTTTCATCAATTAATGATGATGCAATCATGGTATCTATAATTAAACCATTGATTTTTATACCTAAATTACGTATCCAACATACGTCATACATAGCGTTATGAAATATTTTTGTAGCAGGTGACTCACAAATATCTTTGAACCATTCGATAGTTTTTTTTCTATCCATATTAGGTCCTTGTTCATGTGCAATAGGAAAATAATTTTTATAACCATCTACTGCTACAGCAAAACCTACAATCTCACCGTTACCTGATATAGCTCCAGAGCCTGTTGATTTTAAATCTGGATCACGTGTTTCTAAGTCAATTGCAATTTCATCAGCTGATCTTAGATCAGGATATTCTTTTGGTATAACCCATTCTGTATGTGGTACTATCATATTAATCTACTCCAAAAATAAATAGTCATTAATGTATAAAAAAATAAATCATGCACTGCAAATTGATTCACTTCTTTTTGACCATGTCTTTCATCTTCTTTATTTCTAATTCACAATAATGAATTACCTTTTCTAAGTCTTGTATACCATTTTTATTTTTATAACGGCACACATACTTTATAACGTTTCCTTGAAAAAAAGAAAGTTCATTCTTAGAAATAAATTCATAAGGTTGAATGTGAAACGATTTATAGTGACTCCCCCCTATCTGCTTGTCTTGAGGAAATGCATCTTTAAATATATCTTTATTTGTCATATTATTGGATAAGCCTTTCTGGTTTTATTTGCTAGTTTAAATGTATAGAGATTATTTCTTGCACGTGTATATGCAACATACCAAACTCTATGTTCTTCATCTGCTTTATCATTGCTTTGATTCATTGCTTTGATTATCTTGTCACCAAGATCTGTACAGAGAATTACGTTATCTTGTTCACCACCTTTAATAGCGTGAATAGTAGAAATCCAAATTCTTGCTTCTTTGTCTAAGTCTTCTTTGTTTTCAAAAAGACGTACTAAATATTCTTTTTGTTCTTGTTCATCTTTGTCTGCTAATACAAATGCATCAAACCAGTTTTCATTCTTGTTCCATACAACATTTCCAGTGTATTCTTTAATGTCTTTTATCTGTTCTTCTATTAGCTCTTCTCCTTTACGCCAACGTTCATAGTTTTTTACAGCCTTATATAAAGATACTTTAATACTTTTTCTTTTAGTGCTTTCAAAAAACAAACCTTTTTCAATAAGTATTTTTTCTATTTTTAATAGTTTTGATACAGTCCTTGCAAGAATTAACCATTTACCTTTTGTTAAATCTATTTCATCTAAATTATATATCTCTTCACAAAGACCTTCGTGATCTCTTGGATAATATTTTTTATTTTTCTTAATTCCAGATATATTTCCAATCGCTATCCTAGATTGTTGCTGTACAGTTTTAGATATTCTTTTTGAATATATTAAAACTTTTTCTTTTGCAGGTTCTTTTATAAATCTACTAACATCTGCTCCAGCCCATGCAAATATAGCTTGATCATCATCTCCTGCAAGATACATATCTTTAGTTTTAGTTTTTAAAATATCAAATAGTTTCCATTGCAATGGTGAAAGATCTTGAGCTTCATCTATAAAGATAACATCAAACTCTGGAATCTTATCTGGTTCTTTTGTTAATTGATCTATCATATCGTTAAACTCAAATATTTTTTTCTTGTTTTTGTAGTTAATTAAATTTTTATTGATGTGATCTAGTGTTATCCAGTTAACGTCTTTTGGATCATGTTCTTCTAAATTAAATTCATCTTTAAGATTAATACATTTATTAAATGCTCTTTGTATAATTTGAAAGTATGGGTTTTCAAAACCTAAATAAAAAGATTCATCTTTATTATATCTATCGTAAAATTTTACTTGTAAATTTAATTCTCTACCAAGTTCTTCGTAATGATATGGTTGCATTACATCTTCTTGAACCATGTTTAAACATTCAAATGCTAGTGAATGAAGTGTCTTAAAATATCTTAACTTTTTATTTTCAAAAGGCATTCTACCTTTTGCTTCGTCTGCAGCTTTCTTAGTAAACGCAAAATAACCTATACGATGTAAAGGTATATTATATTTTCTAACATATGCTCTTGCTCTAGTAATTAATCTATGTGTCTTACCTGTTCCAGGTGGACCATAATATTTATACAACATTGTCTTCACTCTCTATGTCAATAGTTTCTTCTACTTCCTCTGGTTTTTCAAAAAGATAAAGAGGAATCCTAGCTGCTCTTATAGGTTTAAAAGGTTTATCATTATCGTCCTTACCTGGATATCTCTTCTGATGACCAAATAATACTCTTCTTTCTTCATCTTTATCTTCATGATTATATAATTGTCTTTCAATCATGTAAGATGTTTTTTGTGGTTCGTATTTCCATTCTTCGTTTTTTAACTTGTCATAGAATTTATCAAACACAAACCATGCAAACTTATTATCAACTAAAGGTCGACCACTTGCAAAAGACATGAAGCTTGTTGCCTGAGCCCCGTATATGTGCTTCTCTAATAATTTCTTTAACACTTCTAAAGGACTTGTGCCTGCTGCAGGTTCTATTATTTCTATTTTATCTTTACCGCTTATTGATTTTAAAATTAAATCAAACTGCTCTTGTTTTATTGGTGGTGCTACAATCAAAGCTTGCTCAAATAAAACTGTTTTAAATTCATGAACTTGAGTTAATTTATATGTATTTTTTAAATGTAGCTGCATATTTTCTCTTTCATCAGGATGCTCTACTGTAACTCTCCATTCTGGATTTGGTTGTAAATTTATTTTTTGTAAGTTACTTAACGTAGGATAATTTTCTTTTTCACCAGATAAAACACCATATTTTCTTTTAGTACATAAAGCTTTCATGCAGTGTGGTTCTAATAATGGATCACTACATGTAAAACCTTTTTTCTGTTTTTCCCAACTTTTTATTTTTGATTTTATATGATCGTCTGTCCAATGTTCATCAAATGAAAAATACTTTCTACCTGCTTGTACAATCATTTTTTTCCAAGTATCATCTCCCGGATATTTTTTCTTAGCAAATACCATGTAGTTATATAGAAATCTATCTCTACCATCTGTAAATGTCATCTGTTCTTTAGTTAATTTTTGTAGACATGGTGGACCATCTTCAAACTCTTCACCACCACCTTTTAATTCTGCATAAATTAAATCTTCTTTTATTTTTTTAAATTGACTTGGATCAACTAAATTTAAACTAACTGTTTGCACAAACTTTTCAAATGACATTGTTGTTCCATCAACATCTAATGCTTTTCTATCATCACCGTTGTATGGTAAATTTATAAAATTACCATTTGATATGGTGCCGTCACTTGATATGAGTTGCGTTTGCTTTGGAAATATTTCTGTTGCCGCAGATAATTTAAAAACAAATAATAAATCTTCTAAAAAATTTCTTATTTCTTTTGCCTTGACCCACCTAGTGGTGAATACATATAAATGTAATCCACCACTTTTGGATAGAATAGGTATAATTGGCAGGTCTTTATCTTGGATGACATCAAGATAAAATTTTTTATCAATAGGGTATTTATCTACATCTATTGCACCAAACCTTGCCATACCATCGTCAGTGCAAGGTTGTATTCCTATTGATCTAATTCCTTTTATATGATCTTCGTAGTCTTGATCAGTAACGGGACTCTTAGCCCATTCATGTTTCCATTTCTTTTTGCCTGTTACTTCGTCGATGTATCCATCATCAACTTTACAGACGCCATAACTTCTTTGTAAACCCGTAAAATATTCTATGTATTCTTTCATTTGTCATCCTGTTTATTTTGTTGAGGCGACTCCAGTCTCCCTTTGTCGCCTCTGTAGCTACTATTGTTCCGTCAAACAATTAGATAATTTCTTCTTGTTTAGTTTCACTGCCCTTATCATAGTCAGGTTTTGTAGCACCTGATGATACTTGCTTATGAAACTCTTGACCCATCATATAAATTGCAGCGTCTTTTTCATTAGAGACATCTAACATTCTAACCATTGATGGTTTGTAAACATGCCAAGTTTTATCTCCTGCACTTTTTTCTGCAGTCTGTAATTTAAACATTGCAGAATATGCTGCCGGTTGAAAAGAACCTTTATCATCTGTCATTCTAAGATTAGAAATAAGATCATTTAGTTTTCTCGCCGGTGTAAGATTAGATGATCTCATTGTGATCACCGCTTTTCTTGGCGCACCATCTACCATTACAATTATGAAAAAGTACATAGTTTTTTCAATATAGTTACCGTTTTGTAATCTATATTTAATACCACGCATTTCTTCTTTTGCATTAGCAGGTGGAGTTAAGTGTGTTCCAACAGGTGCTGATGGACTATCTCCCATCTCTTGCCACTCTGGCCATCTAGTCTGTGTATGTGCTACAATGACTTCGATACCTTTGTTGCCATCAATAGGTTGTCCAAAACTATTGGAATATATCATACCAGGTTCAGCTCCTTCTACATGCTTTGCACTTCTAGAGTTACACTCTGGTGATAGTTGATGTAAGATTTTCAGAATCGGTGTTGATACGTCATCTGATTTGATTTCCTCTGCACCTTTACCAGAATCGGCTCTAAGGTTTACAGCGGCTAGTGCACCTGCACTATTCTTTTTTACGACTTGTTTGTCCATACTATTTACTCCTTTATTAGTTTAGTATTTTAGTTGTTTATTTTTTATTAGTTACACTAGTTCTTTTACCTTCTAGTGTATTAAACAGATCAGCAGGAACTTCATTACCATTTGTTTTCCATTCCTTCATCACTGCAGAGAGTCGAGCGTGGTGAACTTTCTCTTGTTGAGTTGGTTCATAGCCACGCTCCCTCGCAAGGCTAGCGTATTCGACAGCCTTGTTATCTTCGCCTTGGCCAAATGTTACTGTAATATTATTATCTACAATATCACCTAAGCCATTGTCTCGAAGCCATTTGATACCTTCATTCTTTTTGTCTGCTTTGAATGAAGCAAAAAACCTATCACCTACAGATAGTTCAGAACCATCTTTTAGTTTTACAGTTTTTAAATTTTGTTTGTCCATAATTTCTGGAATTACAAATTCAGAAATATATTTTTCTTGAGCTTTAAACTCTTTTAGTTTTTGTTCTGTAGCCAATACTTGTGCGCTAACAGTTTTAAATTGTTCTATTGCTTCTGATAATTCATTGACATCAACGTTATCAGTTTGATCAGGTGCATCCTGTCTTAAATTTATATTCATAATTTTGCCTTTCGTAAAATGTATATATAGGATAATTCTAGTTTGTCAACTAGTTCTGAAAAATATTTATTTCGATTGGGTAGTATGTTTTTTCCTGTCTGTCCCATTTTAACAACTTGTATTTGCCATTAGTCATATCAGAAACTATTGAACATGTCACT